TTGCTGCAAACTCAGTACCACCGGCACGAACAGGCTGTTCCTGAGCAAATTGACCTTGTTGAGCGCGTAATTGGTCACGAATTTTCTCGTACTCAGCACCGCTAATACGACCACTACGGACAGCAGCCTCTAGTTCATCAGCGAAACCAAAGGTTAGACCTTGAGCAGCAGCACGAGCAGTCTCAGCACCCGGAGAATAAGGAACAGGAGCCACTACAGACGGACTAGGAATAGCTGGAGTTCCTTGCTGTTTAGCAATTTCCTCAAGACCAGCAGTAGATACCTTATCGAGCTTTCCAGCCTTTAGGTACTCTAGGTCTTTGGTAGAAAGTTTGGATAAGTCCATTATTGACCTTTCTTCCTACGCTCTAATTCCTGATTGATAGCATCCATGCTAAATGCCGGAGAAACACCACTAGGCATATTAGGAGCAGCACGACCAGACTTAATCATCGCTGAATCAATCAGACTCTTTAGACGCTGTTGCTTGTCTTTAACAGTTCCTTGTTTATCCCCCAACTGTGGGAAATAAGACCGACGATAGTTCTCTAACTGCTCTCTGGTATAAGCAGCACCAGTACCCAACGTCAAAGCCGCATCAAGAATTTCCAACTGAGCAGCCTCAACTTGCTGACGAGCTTCAGGGTTTGATAAGTTTTTAAGATACTCAGAGCCAGTCAAAAATCGAACAGCCTCAGCACCAAAGTTAGGAGATGCAGCCGTAGGTTTAGCACCTACAACAGTCTGTAATTGGTTTAGCGAATTAACAACACGATTCGTTAGGAATCCAGCAGTACGCTCAGACTCACTAGGCATATTGATATTTGTAGCACCTGCTCTGCGCTCTTGAATACGCATCTCATACAACTTATTCTCAAGTTGCATGAGTTCAGCAGGTTCAAGGCTTTCAATAGCACGACCTTGAAACATACCAGCCGCTACACGACGATCTTGATTAGTGTAATCAGTCTTTTTGCTAACAAAATCAATGGCTTTTTGCTCAATATCTTGCAAACGTTGAGTCAACTGATCCATCGTTATAGTTCCAGACTCAGCAGCCTGACGAAGGCTATCAACACGACTCTTAAACTGCTCAGGAACTAAATCTCTTACAGCTTGGAAATCGTAACCAGCAACAGAAACCTTGCCAATTTGCTCATCAAGCAATTTGACTTGATTTTGCAAATTAGTAATTTCAGCATTATTTGCTGCTCTAATATCAGTAGCTTGCTTAGTTGGTATTCCAGAAATGCGCTGATTAACACCTCTGAGTTCGTTAATACGACCCATAAGACTTGATTTCTGGTTCTCAAAGTCCAGCGTAGGACTTCTCTGACCTTCTACAACAACTCCCGGCAATACAGCAGGAGCTTCAGCAGTTACGCCATCAGTAGCTACAGCACTAGGAGCAGCAGGCGCAGCAGGAACAGCAGGACTAGGAGCAGAAACACTAGGCGCAGGAGCGCCACCAGAAATAGCTCTCTGCAACGGAGCCATCTCAGCAAAGTATTTAATAGCCTCACCCGGATTAGCCCGGATATAAGCCACCATCATCGGATCGTTAGCTATCTCTGGTCTACGCAGCAACTGATTAATCGCATCAATCTGAGCCTGAGACTGTTGCAACTTCTGCAAGTTAGACAGTTGACCAATGCCCGACTCATAAGTCTGACCAGCAGCACCAAAACCAGCACCAGCAGCCGATAGAATGTTCTGTAACGCTGAACGACGATAACCTTGTGGACTCATACCTTGAGCTAATGCACCAGCGAAACCTAGCAAACCGCCAATGTTTGCACGCTTCTCCAAGCCAGCACTCTGTTCAGGAGTCAAAAGACCCCTGTAAGCCTCTGGAGTCGATCCAAAGATATTAGGAATTAGGTCTGAAATAGCCATACGTCACCTTAAATGAGACTTACTTGTGGCATTTGCATTGCGTACTGCATAGGCTGTTCTGGAGACGGAGTACCTCTCAACAATCCCGGAGGAGCCGCTGCTGCCATAGGCTGAGGCTCGTTTAGACTCTGGAACGCACTAGAACCTATCTGACCTACCATAGGGTTTTCACGATTAAACTGACCCAAAGCCTTAAAACGATCTGCCATCGTTACAGGTGCAGTCATTGACGGGATAAGACCTGTTGAACCACCAGTAGCCGCAAAAACAGGGTTTGTAGGCGTAGCAAATATTCCAGCACCTTGAGCAGGTAAAGCAGCACTAGCTGTAGAGCCAACTGGTACAGCAGCAGCACCCTTCATCGTTGCAGTAGCAGCGGCATTACCAGCACCCATCGCAGCACCACCAAAGCCACCTAACGCACCACCTAACAACGCACCTTGTAGAGGCTTTCTAGGATTGGTCATAGCACCTATGGCTGACCCGATCAAAATAGGTTCCATGCCAGACATTATTTACCCCCCTGCGGAGTCGATGTCGTAGTCGTTTCCAATGGCGCACCATAGATAACATTAGCCGAACGTTGCAATCTCTGAGTAGGAATATCCTGAGCAGCCAATCGACCCTGAATGTCTTGCAGTTGATACTGCTCTCTGCCTTGACCAACTCTTAGCAATTTTTCAATATCGCTGTAATCAGCAGCACCAAGAGTAGGAGCTAGTTGAGATGCAGCAACTTGACGAGCGCGTTCTGCTTCAGACGAGCTATATGCTAGTTGCTTATAAGCATCACCAAGCCCCTGACTAATGCCATAACCTGCTCTTTCTGCTGCTTGTGACATGGCTCCAGAGCCATAACGACCTCTGGATGATGCCTCAGACTGAAGCCCTCGAATAGCCTCTTGACCAGCCATTGTCGTAGGACGATATAAAGCCTCAGCAGCACCCGCTAGGAACGGATTAATACCCCGACCTTGAATCGTAGCCAGTTGTTCTTCCTGACCAGCCCGTAATAGCGGAGAACCTGCAATAGCTCGTTGTTGAGCCATCTGGAGAGCTTGAGAAGTTGCCTCTGATGGACCAACAGCCAAACTCTCAGGAGGAGGAGCCATGCCCTCATATAGCCTTCTAGACTCATTTATGAGGAAGCGTAAATCCGGCTTAAATTCCGGATCAAGTTCCGTTTTATTTACTGTAGTTCCGCCGCCGCCACCCATATCACACCTCGCAAATCCATCGTCTAGGACGGAAACCGTATGCTCTCGCCCTTCTCTGCCATCCATGCCTATGACTCGAAAACGTCAGGTATTTCATCCCTGCTTGACGAGCCATGTCTTTTATGTATTTTAACCCTGAATCTACCAGTTGATAATCATTTTCTAACGTCCAAGCAGCCCATACATGACACTCATTACCCATCGGTTGCAAGATAAAGAATCCCGCAAAATGCTGATCCTTTAAGACCACCCACAGCATAGCCTTCTGGTTAAAACAGTCCGTGTAAACGTCCTCAACAATCCAGTTCTCAGGACTCCGAGTCTTTACCTTTTCTAGCCCCGGTTTAATAGTTCCCCACCAGTTCCTTAGTTGATCGACTGGTATGTATCGGAACTCAACCGACAACGATGTATCCGTAAGTTTTGTCTGCTGTAGCATTTGCCCAATGTGTAATAGTTGCTTGACCTTGTTGCTGACTTGAAACGTATAAATTGCTTGATGCCATAGGCGCAATGTACTGCATTGTCACAATAGCCGCTGGAATAATCGGTCTATCTGGACTCGTTGTAGCCGCATACGAAATCAACGAAACCGTAGTAGCAGATACCAACCCAGCAACTTCAACGTAATCATCAGCCGCTAAATCCACAAAGATATTGACCGTTCCTACCGTATGACTAGGATCACCAGCAGACTTTCTAATCGGCAAGTCAAATCTAGTTGCTGATCTAGCAATATCTGACCCATTCTTCCTAAACCAGACATCAGCGTACTGAAATGCGTTATCGTCACTCGCTAATTGAATTGAGAACTGGACGTTATACACACCTGCATTACGCACATTTAACCGACTGTTGTTAGATAGATAAATACCGCTAGATTCTTCAGTCGTATCGTATTCAATCGTTGCCGGAGTCATCGCTACAGGAGCAGTCTGACTCGTATTCCTTGTGAAAGCACCGTAAGGAGCCGAATCAGCCTCAGCAGCCGCAGACAATGGCACAAAGAATATCAGGCTATCGTAACCAATACGCTCGTCATACAAGGTCGTAGTCGTAGCGTTCCCTGTAGCTAAGGTAATCTCTCCGGTGTTATTCGTTTTGCCATTCATAGCACCACGAACAACCTCAGCAACCTGCCTCTGGTCTGCACCAAATACAGGTAGCGTCTGGAACTGAATCCTTCTAGTCATCGATTACCCTGACCCACAATAGTCACATCCATACCAAATGCTGTTTTCCAGTTAGCACCAGTCGGAGTCAGTCTCAGTCTGTGGTATTTCCCATTGGAACGTAAAGAAACTCGATTCTCTGAGTCCGCTGGAACATCCGTATAGAACTCAACCTGCTCAGTTAATAGGTTACGGCTAGAAACCGCTACAGAGGCACTTCCTGAGTCCACTACGGGCTTTACCAGCATAACCGTAGACTGAGTACCAGCTAGGTCTCCTGTGACGATTTGAGCCGTTTTAGGCTGTCCTGTGAAGGCTATGATCTTAGACCCTGCAACTCCCGCAAAGAACAGTTGACCACCAGCAAATACCCGCGAATCCAAAGGAATATCTAAGGCATCTATTGAGGCATTGTAATTATCCACCTGCTCTAACGTCGCTGAAGGTGTTAGCACATAAGCAATAGATGTAGCCGTAGTCTCAGCATACGACCAACGATCCAAGTCTACCGAGTAAATCAGCAGTAATTTCCGACCAAACGTAGCAGAGAACTTCCATATTACTAATTTGTTAATTGGATCAACCGTAGCACTCATTCCTGACTGCAATTCATTAGGAATAGCGTTATCAAAGAACCATCTATTAATCTTTTCAGCGCCGATCTGCTTAGTAGACTGACCATCACAGACGTAGAAGCCATCATCAGCTAGGAAATACGTCAAACCACCGTACTGAGCAATAGAACCGTTAGAAATACAGCCTAGAGACCGTGAAATAGCGTCAAACTGGAAGAAAAACGGACTACCAGCATAGGTCATCCGGTAAATCGCCCTCTCTAGGAAGATTAGACCGAATTCACCACCTGCTAAACCCGTAATATCACCACCGTCAGGGATTACCTGAAAGTCAGATTGACTAGCAGCACCCGGAGTCCAGTCTGTTTCGTCGTTAATATCCGACCAATAGACCTTATTCTCGTCACCACCGGGAACATAAGCAGCTACAACAAAGTCTTTCACTACGGTAACAAACTTAGCCGTAGGTGCAGCAGCAGCTAAATCAGCAAAGTTAGTCGAGGAATTAAGTTCCCAAGACTGTAACTTATCCTGACCGTTAGCCAGAATCATCTTAGCCCCGAATTGAGTAACATCCCAACCCTCTACAGCCGTATATCCAGTCGTAGTAGCCGCATCTAAACTCGCATCGTTAGAGTCAAACTTGTAAATCTGCGTAGCACCAGCCGCAAACAACGTCGTAGCACCGCCAAACTTACCCGCAAAGGTAATTAACAAGTCCTGAGCAGCAGCATCCGAGTAATCAGCCTCACTACGAAATGGCGCATAACCGTTAGCTACCGAATAACAGTTCTTAGCGTCTGTAACAGCCCCTGTAACTCCGGGCTGATCTGGCAACCACTCACCGAATTTAATTTCCATTTACATCCTCTGCTGGCAATGGTTCGTTGCCTTCTTCAAGCCACTTCAAATAGGCTTGGTAGTCTGTGTTAGCGGGGTCGAAGGGGATGAATGCGTTGTCGGCAAGACGCTGAACAGTTTGGTATGGTGTTAACTTGTACATTTATAGCTCCGCGTTAAATGTGCCGCCTCGTGCATAGGCAAAAAAAGTTCCTGCACCAGACCCAGACCATTGAACACCAGCTTCCTGTGTTGACCCTAAAATAATTCCTTGGTTAGTGCTTGGCAAAGAGGAATTACCAACACCGGGGCCATCTGTGTAAGTAGGATTCGCTCGCATAGTAACTTTAAATGGGTATTGCAACCCCCACGCTCCGTCGCTTGTATAGGCCCGACCAGATGCAGTAAGAATTTGAAAATACCGCTGACACAACATCAACTCACGCCCGTAGTCCCTGAAATCAAAGCTCGTCGCTGTGCTGCCTTTTTCGAGTTGTACGCCGGTGATGTAGAAGGTTGCGCCGTTGGTTCCGACTACGCTGGTTGCGCCTGTGGCTGAAACAAGGTTAGAGCCAGACCAAGCTCCGGCGGTTCCGCTATAGGTAGAACCTGTACCAAGGCTAAAAGTTAAATTAATGCCAACGCTGCTATTCGTTAGCCAAGTGCCGGATGTATCGCCAGCAATCGTGATCGACTTTTGTTCCCAAGTGTTTGCCGCTGAAACTGTGTAGCTAAACGGATATGAGCGATCGGACGCATTATTCCGCAAAGCTCCACCAAAAGTGCCTGTCAACGAACTACGAACCCAGAACGATAACGTGACGGGTTGCGCGTTTGCTGTACCCCATGCCAAATCAGCGCAGTTAAAACCTTCAATTTTTTGTTGCAAACCGAAATAGTCACTAGCAACAACAGAATACGCAGACAACGAAGTTACCCCTAAATAATTTGTAAAACCTGCTGGCGGGGTTACCGCCCCTGCGTTTTGTTGGACAGAAAATTTAGAGGATTGCGATAGAAATACAGCCCATCTATCAATAATGTATGTGTTATTAGTAGTCGGAGTCACACTCGCACCAGCATTACGCTGATCGATCACCATCGCGCCGTTGATAATGCGGTTCTTAAACCCAAAGCCAGTAGCCGCAGTATTCTGTGTACTGTTATCGTTAAAGGTTAATCCACCAGAGCCGTTAATAGTAACTGTCATGGTTGTCCTTTAGCGGAAGATGGCTAGGTTGACGATTGGAACATCACTCAGGTTTCCTAAATAATTCCAAACTTGAGCCGCAACTTGAGTTGTTGAGTATGTTCCAGAACTTTTACCAGTAACAAATTGTGGACCAGTGCCGCTATTTTGACATGAACCAACAAAGGAATAGTTTACGTCTGGCAT